TTTTTTTTATTATCGGTACCCATATCACGCAGAGGCTCACGCAATTTGTCAATAGCACTTAAAATGACTCTCGAGTTTTCACAACCCGATATGTCTTGGATATAATCTTTATTCAAAAAGAACTCTGCATTTCCGCTCATTATCTCCTTATGATATTTATCAGTAATTCCTTCTTTCCATGTTTGTATTATAGATCTAGGGTTTAAGCGTCGCCACGTCTCAATAGCAGTCTTAGTTACCCGTAATCCCTTTTTTTCTGGGAAAATTGTAATAATATCCGATATAAAATCGATGAGATGATTATTAAAGGCCGTTAAAATACTGCTCATTAAAATAAATTAAGTGTTTATTTTTAAGTTTCTTAACGTTTTGTATTTTGGATATCCATATTTCGCTGCTGTTGGATTTTTCCTAGATCTACATCACCTATTTTGTTGGGTGTATAGCTTTCTGGAGGTGTTTCAATAGCACAAGAATTTCCTAAAGTGACATAATTATGCAAAATTCGAAGTCCACCTGCGCCTTTTGCCCCTAAATCTTCCGGTGTAGTATCTAGGAAGGAGAAATTATCAGAGAGTGTATTTCCCATTTCTGAAGTAGAAAAAGCTAAAGGTTCTTGGTTGTTATTTGTTGCCTTTGTTTTTATTGTTTGCATCTTTTTCTTTAAATGCCCATAAATGCTTTTACCAAATAAAATTTGCTGCCCCCGATTAAGAAGGAGTAAAGCCGGCACTCGAGTAACTTGAGGCGGGAGAACTAATTTTTGTCCATTTTCTAGATTAATTAATGTTGTATTTTTGGGACCTTGTGTTCGTTTATCAATACAAACAAAGTGAATATCTTCTTTAATTTTAGATCGCGATAATTCGAATAGTAACTTCTTTGATGGTTCACAATAATTACTATAATATAAGATGCAACTCATATATTATAAGATTCATTTGAAAAATATATAATTTAACTTAAAAATTGATATAATATTAGATTATATATATAACAATTATAGAATGGCACCTCAAGTCACACAAGTCAAGCAAGCTAATGGGATTCTTACCTTTACCATGTCTGGAGTTAATGTTAGTATGGTGAATGCATTACGTCGGACACTTATTGCTGAAATACCCGCAATTATTTTTAGAACTACACCCTATGAGAAAAATGATGCCACTTTTCATAAAAATACGACAAGATTTAATAATGAAATATTAAAACAGCGCCTAAGTTGCATTCCAGTTCATATTACCGATGATTTGAGTCAGGAAGAATTGGCAGAGTATGAAGTTGAAATTAATAAAAAGAATGACGGCGGAGATATTGTTATGGTTACAACTGAAGATTTTCGCATTAAACACAAAGGAAAATTTCTATCCGCCGCGGCAAATAAAAAAATATTTCCCCCTAATCCAATTACTAACGATTATATCCTTTTTGCCCGACTACGACCTAAAATTTCAGAAGACGTCCCCGGCGAAGAATTGCATATTAATGCTAAATTGTCTATCGGTGCAGCCAAAGAAAATAGTTCATTTAATTTAGTTTCGACATGTTCATACGCTATGACGCCTGACAAAACAAAACAATACGATGAATGGACCCGTGTTAAAAAGGATTTTGAAACTAAAGCAGGCATTGATTCAGAAACAGCTCATAAAAATTGGCTACTACATGATGGCAAAAGAGTTGTTGTTGATGATAGTTTTGATTTTCGACTTGAAACAATTGGAGTTTTTCCAAATAAGCAGTTGGTACAAAAAGCAGTTGGAATTATTAACGCTAAGCTAGCTAATATTAAACGAATGATATCGGAACAAAAGATTCAAATTAACCGCAGTCCTACAACAATGGCTAATTCATTTGATATCATATTAGAAAATGAAGGATATACCATTGGAAAGATTCTTGAATTTATACTTTATGATAAATATTATGTAGATGGACAAACCTTGTCCTTTCTTGGATTTATTAAAAAACATCCACATGATTCTGATGGACTCTTGCGACTGGCTTTCCGAGAAGCCGCCGATCATACACAGGCATTGGATCTATTGGGCGAAGCTATTACTGAGGCCACCCAGATATTTAGTACAATTCATCATCAGTTTGTGTAAGCAATATCCCCTGTTGTTGTTTCTATAATTTTTTTTCTTGTTGGATAATTTATCGCGAACATCAACCGGGCGGGTTCAAGATTAGTTATATAATCTATAACATATTGCCTAGTTATATATTTGCCCTGTGGTTTAAGATTATTAAGATAGTGTTGATGTAGCGACCAGACATGCGGTCGAAACTGATATGGAATACTTTCCTTTGATATAAGACCTTTTACGTGATGCTCATGATATAGACGACTTAGTTGATTTGTCCAATTTACTAGTTCTTTTCTAAATTCCCAAAATTCATCCTTATTTTCAGGATAATATTTTAAATATTCATTAACTGCATTTTGCGCGTAAAGAATATAATATTGATATTGCAATTTCGGTGAATTACCTTTCAAAATACGCACTTTTTCATATACCGGATTACGAAACTTGCTGCGCGTACCATTTGCGTGCTTTATCATTACACCAGGTATTTTATAATCTGTTGCTTGGCTAGCAAAGTTATTCTCAATCTCAGACCATGTTTTAAAGAAATACTTATAAGCCAAGGGGAAATTTTGCTGATGCAAGTGTGACCATAATTCATTTGTTTTATCTTCTACCTTCCACCCGTCACATTTGAAAATAGCAATCAAAACAATAAAAGGTTGTGTAAAAGGAACAACAATACGATTAGCAGGATGCTGCAGTACGAAAGAATAGCAATACTGAGGGTCAAAATCAGATAAATTTATAGGCGAAAGTTCCAATGCTTCCAAAAACATTGCTTGAAAGGTTAGCGTGCTATCATGATAAAATTTATTTGTAGCATCAATACTCCCTCGCGTTGAAAAATTCCACTTATTTTCATAATAATAACAATTTATCATAGTCCCTTCAATATAGTTCTCAACTATACTATCCGTAGGAGCATATTCCTTTATAAATTCCGGCAGCCGGATTGATTTTGGGGGACTAAAACATATAATTTTATTACCATTTGTTATCACTGAACGCAAAAGACCAAGTGTTGCAATATTATCATTACGAATATAATCTTTAATATATCTCAAAATATAGAGACCATCTTTTTCCTTTTGTATAAAATGCATCTTTTTAGCATATTCTGGCGTAAGTAGTTGCGTCGTATCAAAGGCTGATTGAAGGTCGTAAGTAGGCATTCTATTAATAATTATGTTCTTAATTTAATATTTAAATCAATTTTCGTATTACTAAAAAATTTCTACTATAATTATAAGATAATGTCTGACACAAATTTATTTCTTTCACTAGGCGATATTATACAACTTCACGCGCCTAAGAATGTAAATATGAATGACCATATCTATTTAATCAATTATATAGATGACCAACGTTTACAATTAATAGATGCTACAGATCTTGATAATCCAAAAAAACAAGAATTAACCCTTGTAGATGGAAATTTAACTGATGAAAATATTGAGGAAATAGCGATAGTTGATAAAGCTACTGAAAAAGGATTTGCACGTCAGAAGAATTTATTACCTGAAACATGGATAGATATATATTTTGGCGGTGATGTTCCATATGTTTTAACAGGGAAGATTGCTAGCCTTGACGAAGATATGATTGAGATTATTACACACCCCGAACAAAACCATATATTCATTGACTTCGCATATAAGGGGATACCCGTAAATTTACCAATCACAGAAATTAATATTCGTTCCCCACCAAGCACTACCTCTACTCTTTCCACTAGAACCGATATTGCCGATGTTGATGAAGTTGATGAAGACGCACCCCCCGATCTTCAAAAATATATCGCAGAAGGAGATGAGATCGTTTTTAGTGCACAAGAAGAAGAAATGACCCAACTTGTTGATGTCGGAGAGAGCGAAAAACGATACGCTATCAGCCAACAAAGCGAAGATCTTCTTGATGAACTTTTAGCGGTTATTCCAACTAATCAACGAACAAATCAAGTTATGAATAGTATTCACAAAATGATTGCACGATTTAAAGAACTAAGACAAACATATTCCATATTCGATGAATGGGGGAATCCGCAAAAACCACTCATTAAAGGCGCAGATTATAAACCTCTTGTAACTACCCTTCAAAAACTTAATCAAAAATTATATTGGATTCTCCCTGTAGTGGAGAACCGCCGCAAAATATATTATGGCGATACTATCGATTTAGAAGATGTTATGGAATTGACATTAGCCGAAGTGAGAGAAAAAGTATATTCAATTCAACAAAATTATAGGCAAAACGTTGTACCCAGTGATCAAAATAAATACGTATACCTAATGCGATCTCTCAATCCATACTGGACACCTATTGCCCCACCAATAATGAGAGAAGATACACTATCGGGTTTAGAAGTAAATGCTAATATAAATGCTATCGTTAATAATAACGAAGATTTCTTTTCATCGACATACGGCACAGAGAATGTGCCGGGCGTTAATAAACCTATATCACTTGTCCATAACACAAGATTTGTACTAGAAACATATACATTAGGACTCACACATCTCTCCTCGGTTAGAGAAACACCGCGCAAAACTACAATACAAAGAGTTCCACTAACAACCAATGATACTATTTATATTAAAAATATTTTAACATTACCTATGTCGGTTGTTAAATATTCAAAGATTAATTTGCCGGCTACTTCAATATTGGAGAGAACAAATTTACATCTTGTTAATTTAAATTATTGGGAGTTATTGAATGATAAGACCCGTGTAAATATATTATCGGGTGGTGAAGAGCATAATTTTCTGGATGGAATTCAAAACGTGCAGGTTCCTGAAGGCTTAGAAGGTATTAGTGAGGAGAGATACCATGAATATCTCCCTGCGATGATTCCGAAAACAAAGAAAATTTTTAACCGGATCAAAGAGGATATAACATATCCTTATTCCCTTACAGGCATTTTAGAAGATATGAGTCCTTTTATGATATATGATAGTGATCTAACTTTTCAACAATATAGAGGTATGATCAGGTTCATTTCTCAAAAAATCCAACAATTAAAAATTCGAGTGGTAGAGAGAAAACATAATGCTGAAAATTATGTGGATAAAAAAATTCATGTTACTCCTGTTGAAACCCCAGTTATTAAAGAGGCACCCGGATATAATATACGTGAAACATTTTGGTGGTTATATTCTACTTCTGAAATTCTTGCTGAAATGCTTAATAGCGATGGTGCACGCGTACTGACGACACAATTATCATTGTATGATATAGATTTATTTGGTACATTGGATGTTGAAGCTCTGGATGAGAGAATTCACGTATTAACTGAACAATTACATCAAGAAGAAGCAAAGGATACATGTTCCACGTACATATTATCCAAAAGATATATTGATATCGAAGAATTACAAGAAGATAATAATAAAAATATATATTTCGATAAAAAATATGATGAAACACGTTATGATATTATGGATGATCTAGGTAAATTAAAAGCACAAATGGACCATACAGCTTTTAGTCAGCATCTTAAATCTCATCTGGAAAAATTAGGGATTAAAACAAATATCGAGAGAGAGGTTGACGCATTATTGCAGGGACGGCGTCAAGTTATTGATGGTGATTTTGCTATGTTAATGGATGACGATTCAAAAATGACATTTTATAAGCGTGTTAAAAATAGTTGGGTCCCGGCGCCTGAATTACAAGGCGATAAATGGGAAAATATGTTCTGCAATTTAAAAAATAAATGTTTGAAAGTAAAGGAAGATTGTAATAGTAATAATGTAAATCAACTTGAAATACAAAAGAAATTAATGGAAGATGTTACTCACCATTTTGAAAATGAAAATAATCTTAGTAGAGAAAAATTACGTCAACGACTAACCAAGGAACTAATTATGTATAAAACAAAACTAACTGCGCGCGAAAATCTTCAACATCTTGAATTACTTAAATATGACCTGCAAAAATACCATATCGGACTATTAGACATAAAAGAAGATAAAGTTGTCTCTCCTCGAGCTCAATTGAGAGAACTTATTTTAATGCAAACCGATTTTGTTAAGAAACAAAATGATATTAAAAATTTTGTAGCCCGTTTTTGTAGAATTGGTGAAGGTGAGAACGAATCACCTTTTTGGTATTATGATGCTGAATTAAATGTTCCGCTTATTCCAACATTTCTTAAAACACTTGCTGATGCATTCGAGGAAAATAGATATCAACAAACTATTGAACGTATTGCCGCACAACAAGGACAATTGAGCGATTCAGGTGATGCCGTTGTTGATAGACATAGTGGCTATGTGATTAAGTTATTAGATTTTGTTACTCTTGAAGAATACGATGAAAAGGGGTTCAGGATTATATCACACGATCTTCTAGAAAAAAGTATGCAAGATTTGGCTACTTCTCAAGAACCTACTCGGACTTTTGAAACCGACGAAGCAAAAATGGTGTATAATATAATTATGGCTATGTCGAATTATCTTTCTATTAAAATAGAATCTGACATATCTTTTATTATTAAAAATGTACTTGAAGTACAACGTACGTCGTTTCCTTCGGAAATGGCTTATAATAAAGCTATGGCAGGGAAAAAAAATGCAAAACAATATAGTTTTGTAGTACAAAAAAATATACTATTGCTCACAATAGCATTTATGATTATTGTTATACAAACAACAATCCCGTCTATTGTTGCCAATAAAACTTTCCCGGGCTGCCGCCGGGCATTGGGAGGTTTCCCGTTTGAAGGAGATGGTGATGATAGTTTTTTGCAATATATCGCTTGTATCATATATAATACAAAATTAGCTAGTATGCCATGGAAAACTTTAAAGGTTCGTAAGAAAAAAGGTGTAGATCGCGCACTTTTCCAAAAACATATAAGAAAGGAGTTAGTAAAAAGAATTAAAAGTCATATTACAAAGTATGTCTTGCCGCGAGATGATGTTGTCGAGAGAATCAAAGAGAAAAAGGAATATCTTACAACGTATGTTGAGGTAGATAAAATTCCCGACGAACATAACATTACAATGTGGCTAACATTTTTACCGCCACTAAGACCTTTAAAATTAGCCGAAAAACGAACATTGTCTGCAAGTTTTATAAGCCAACTAAACGGACTTATGGAAAATGGAGATATTGCCCAAGAAGAAAAAATCTCTATTTTATTAGGACGCGTAATCTACAGATCTCTAGAAATCATACAAAGTATACAAAGGGTTGTTAATAAGGAAGCCCCGCTTCTAAGGAGTTCACTGGATGAACCATTTTTGGAAAATGTTTGCTGTAATGTCGGGACAAAAAATACAATTCAATATTTTAATGAAAAAGAGCCATCCATACACGAAAATAATGAACGTGTACGTGGCTATGAGAGAACATTGAAACTGGTTCGGTATTTAACGATGGCACCCTATTTATTTGATCCAGCTGATACACGTTACGATTATCCCCTTCTCTCCACAACTTTTTCTGAAGAAACTATTTATAAAGCTTTTATTCGATATTGTCGGTTTAATAGTGGTGTTTTATTAAGCAATGATTTAAAAGGGGTATGTATTGACAATAAAAGTGAATTTCTTGTCACGCATACATTTGAGGAAAAGATGTCCATATTAAAAGGGGAGGGTAAACATTATACCTTGACACATTTCTATCAATTAATGAAATTAGTTGAAAAAAAAAATATAGTTGCAATAAATCTGGAACCACCTGTTTTTAGTGCGCGGCCTAGATTAGAAGCATTATTAGATAAGTTAAGTGAAGATGATATCCAACATCCACTACTTACTATGCTAAAAAACTCTCTCGATTATATGGAAATAGAAATACAAAGTGACGAGGATGTTATGGGCAAAATTAATAGGTATTTATCATTAAGCATAAATGAATTAGAAACTAAAATATTCACTTTCATTCAATCACATAGTATAGAGAGTGGAACTAAGTTGGCAAAAATACAGGAAATATTGCGTAATTTGGGAAAATGGCGCGAACGCGGCGAGGGTGATTATATGACAAGAAAAGAAGAGACGTCTGCATTTATAGGTAATATATTTCATAAAAATATAATTAATATTATTGATATTTACCCACAAATTATTTCTAATCATGTCGATTATGAAGAAGCTCCTGTCCCCCAACATTGGCATTTATCGCCAAATCATATAGGAGATGTACAATCTATTATTGCTCATGAATTTGCAGATTTACGCACATTTTATAAAAATGAAGAACTAATCAACATACTTATTGCTGCTAGCCAAAATTCACAATATATTATTAAACTTATCGATATTCTTCCCATATTTATGAAAACCGGGACAGAATCTGATAAAACAACAATACTTTTCGGAGCAGATGTATACGAAAAAATTATGCATTTTTACTATCTTACAATATTAGACGAAATCATAGTACAAAATAATAAAATACTTATTGTCCAGAAAGAAAAGAAACTAGTGGTCCCAGATTTTGGTGCAAAACGCCGCAAACAACTTAGAAAACCAATGATGACAGAGATAGATATTCTTGAGGGACAAGCAGAAATTACTGATACAATAGTTGCGAAATATATTATACGCCTCTTACGTCATTTTGAAGTAGAAAAAAAATTATTAAATTTAAATAATGAAATGATTGTAGAGAGAACATTAAAAATCCGAGAGAAAGAGAAAAATCGTGTAACAAAGAATTTCCAGGATTTATCAATACAACAGCGCGAAATCGAAAAAATTATGATGAATCATCGTTTAGGTGAATGGAGTGTTGGTTTGACGCGTGCTCTGTATGTATATGATGAAGATCAATATGAAAAGGAACGAGAGAGATTGGAAAAGGATGCTTTGGAAGAAATAAAATTAGGTAAAATGGGTGCGGATACAGAGATGACGCGGTCAATATATAAATTAGACATGATTGCTGAAGAACAAGCTGAACAAGCTGCTTGGAAAGAAGCCTATGATATTTCCGATTTGCCAGACGATGATGATTATGGAGAGAGAGATGGCGATGAGGGTTATTAATATAAAAATTAATCTATTTATAGATTAATATGAAAGGCAGACACTTTATTCGGAATCATATCAGCGCTGTTTCTATACTTATTTTTATTGTAGCTTTTGCGATTGTACAATTTACACGTCCGGCTTTACTATATAATGCGAATGGCAGTTTAAAACAATTTGGATTGGGAATGCGCAGTAAGACAGTTATACCTATTTGGCTTATTACAATGATTTTAGCAATTTTTAGTTACTTATTTGTACTCTATTATTTAGCAATGCCTAAATTTTACTATTAATTTTTAAAGAAAAAAAATTAATAATTAAATTATTCTCTCGTGTAGTACACGCGCGGTGTCTTCTTCTTTTCAGGCACATTTTGGTCAGCCGTCCATTTGGCATGCGCTTGTAATTGCGCATCCGCACTCTTCTTACACGAAATATTCTGCAACGCATTGTATGATGTCGTTATAACGAGAGAACCAACCAACAAATACCACACTAACTCTGAAATACAATCTTTAAGAGCCACAAGATTATACAGCTTTCCAAAATAATTTTTTGCACCCTTCCCTATTATACGATTCCTATACATTTCAGACATAAAAGTATCAAAATTATTAGGAGTTATTTCATTGATCATCAAGGATGGATTATCATAAATTTCTTGTATAAGGGGTTTTTTGTAATGGCTGGAATCACCATGTTTTTCGACCGCACCACCTTGCTGTTTTCCAGCCCTTTTTGAACGCTTCTTCGAAGAACCACTATATTCCTTTTGTAATATCATATCCATAAAAATTTTACGCGCACCACCCATGTAGGCGAATAAATATCCAATTGTATTGGAAAAAGGTGCTTTCCAACCTGGTGCAAAACTAAATATGGAGATAAGTACTCCGAACATTAAGGTATTAGGAATAATAGTCATCCAAAAGGCGGTGCCCGCTTGCACTGTGCCGCAAATTTCTTTTGTGATTTGGGTATTGAACATGTACTGAGTCATTACAACACTGATGACGTATATGCCTAAAAGTATATTACGTCGTTTTGGTCCTCCTTTATCTCCGTATTTAAAACCTATGGTTTGCTTTAATATTATATATATAACAGTAATAACTACAAATACAATAATTGATGCTCCTGCAGTTTCCATCCTATAAATAATGTGTATAATTTAATTATTTATTTATTTTTCTATTATTAATGGACAGCTCACCACTTCTTACAGAACCAGGCATGCATTATTTTATGAGAGAAA